TGGTCTGGATGCTGCTGGCGTTCGTGCTGCTGTTGGACTTGCGTCTGCGAATATGGACACACAACTGAGCGGCATCAATAACAAGACGACGAACCTGCCGTCTGATCCAGCAGACCAGTCGGCTGTCGATGGCCTTATCGTGGCTGCGGTGGCTGCAATACGTGGGGCTGATGATGACACGCTTAAAACGCTGAGTGACCAGATTGATGGGATCGATAGCGGTGGAGGTGGGGGCAGTGGTGATGCAGAACAAGCTACATTATTGTTAGTAAAAGCCAAAACAGACCTAATAGGATCCGCTCAAGCTAACGTAGCTCTCACAGCAGCAGCAGTTATTGATGTTGGATCTATCGCAGGGTTTCCAACAACTCTCACCATTGGTGATAGTTATGACTCCAACAGTGGTGAAATAGAAGTAACTATCCTTGATGCTGATGGTGATCTACTAACGGCGATAGGTGATCTGCTTTTGTCTGATGCGACTATTGAGTTCACAGCATTCAGGACAGGCGATCCTGTATCAATGCATTTCGGGCACATGCACCTACGCTGCCAGCATTGTGAGCATAACACTTCCTTCCTCAGTAACCTCTCTCGGCAAAGCAGATTTCACTTATGAAGGACGATTGAAGTTTACATGGTCAGCCGATGACGCACAGAAGACATTCAAAACAACACAATTCAAGTTCATTGAAAATCCATGACAACATCTGCCCCAATCAGATACAACAAGTACCTACGAAATGGTGATGGTAAGATATCTCAGCTTATTCCTGTTCCTGTTAGAAAAAATCAAAAGCTAATAGGATACGAGTATCAGCCTGTACGCTTATCAGAACTGTTGAGACTCATACCAACTTATGACGTATTTCGTGAAGCCGAAGATTACTACTTCGACTTGGATGAAATGCACAAGTTTGTAGAGTTTGTCATCAACGAATGTGTCTTTCCTGAAGGTGAATACACAGGACTACCATTCGTACCTGAACTGTGGCAGTGGTGTATCTATTTCAACATCTTCTGTTGGAAGCACAAGACAACACATTACCGACGATTCAAAGAATGTTTTATCCTGATTCCTCGCAAAAATGGCAAGACCGTTTCCTTCGGTAGTATTCCGAGTCTTTACATGTTCTATGTGGATAAGGAACAACGATCACAAAATTTCTGCTGTGCTGCTGATATTGAACAAGCATCTGTCAACTTCAGACACACAGCATACATGATTGAACAGAATCCAAATCTACTCAACAGACTCAGACAAGGAAAAGTTAATAGATCAACACGCAGCTTTGAACACGCTAAAGACGGTAGTATGTTTAAAGTGTTGTCAGCCATTGCTGAAACCAAACACGGACTATCACCAAACTTTGTCTACATCGACGAAGTTCATGCACATAAGAGTAACGAACTGATTGACGTTATGCTTACGGGTACAGCAGCCCGCAGGCAATCTCTAATCATCTACACAACCACAGCAGACTACGACAGACCATCACCATGTAATGAGCTATACGATAGAGCTAAGCGTATCGCCACAGGTGAAATGTCTGACCCTACTTTCCTTCCTGTCATCTACGAAGCTACAGTTGATGACAACTTTGATGATGAACGTGTATGGAAACGTGCTAACCCCAATTACGGTGTTTCCATCTATGAAGAGTATTTTTCCCGTAACATCAGACAGTGCAAATCCAACCCATTACTTCTCAATAGGTTTTTACGTCTTCATCTGAACATAAGAACCAAGACAGACACAGTGTGGATTCCTAGTTGGGTTTGGTCGAATGGTAACGCTGATGAACAACACTTACTTTCAATTGACGAAATCAAGAACAGCCTGTATAATCACAGACTGTGGCATAACTATGCCTGCGATAACGAATGGTTCCACAACAGACAGGTAGACCTGTACGTCGAAGAACATCAGGCATACTTCACTTGGTACTTCAGAAAACTGATTGAGTTACAAGAGGAAGAGTGTTACGGTGGTTATGACAATTCCTCTGTGAACGACATTGCTTCTTTCAGTTTGTTCTTTCCGAATGTTAATGTTGTCCTTCCTTGGTTCTGGGTGCCTGCCGAGTCCATTTACAAACGATCAACAGAAGAACGCATTCCTTACGACAGATGGTTCAGATCAGGTTTAATCAACAACACACCCTTAGCTTCCATTTCAGAAAGAGATATAGCAAAAGCTCTTGTTGGCGATGGGACACAAAAAGGAATCTGCAACTATTTCACTAACCTTCATCTTGTCTGCTTCGACGCTTGGGGTTCAAACTTCATTTACGAAACTCTCTACAACGCAGGACTACAAGCCAAAAAGTATCCTCAGTCTTACGTCGGTATGAATGGTCCTTGTCGTAAGCTTCAAGCTGACATTGAGAACAAAGAATTCTTTCATGGGTCAAATCCTGTATTACGTTGGATGATGGGTAATGTCACAATGACAACCAACAGCAACGATCAGATGCGACCTAACAAAACAAAATCTACTGACAAAATTGACGGTGTTGTTGCAACACTTATGGCAATCGGTGGGCACATGTACCACGGTCAGCAGTTAATCACTAACATACCGGGACTTCGCAATGAACCTGTTCAAGATTTTCAGTAGAAGACCAGCGTTCAATATGAGTGCAGTATTGAACGCTGCAACGTCTGCTCTATCTGGACGGGATCTGTACAGCTTTATGTTCAGGAGTCGTAGACACACAGCAGACTCAAGCCTAACGCTATCTGCCGTCTACTGTGCTTTGAACCTCTACATAGGCTCAATTGGATCACTGCCACGCACAGTCAATCGTATCGACGTAACCACAGGCAAACCAGATCGTCAGCTTAAAACTGCTGACCATCCAGCGGTTAAGATTTTTCTGCACTACGCCAATCCTGAATACTCTGCTGATGACATGCTAAGGGACATGATCAATGACAGACTCATGTATGGCAACTATTACGCTATTCGTGAATTCGACAGTCAGATGCGTACATTTCGCATTCACTACGTACATCCAACCCGCATTCCTCGTGGAAACATATTCTACGCCGATGGCACAGAAATACTGTCCACAGGAGAACCAGCAAGAAAAGGCACATTAGTCTACCGTATCGAAACAGGCAACACACGAGAAGACAGCAAGTCTCAGGGTATGCTTCTTCCTCGGGAATGGATGTTCCATATTCAGAGTGATATTCCTGATAAGCCCAACCACAGAGGTTACGGTATTATTGAGAATGCAGCACGCTCATTCAGCATGTACGAGAATAGCGAAGAATACGGCATTCACTTCTACAGGAACGGACACAAAAACCAGACTTATCTGACCACAGAAAACAGACTCGCTCCTGATGTTCTCAAACGTGTAGAAAGCTTCTTTGAAGAGAACCCCAATGCTGCAATGGAAGATGCCTTCAAGACACGTATCCTCGAACAAGGTCTGAAGCCTGTCAACGTAGCAATACCAATGCAGCAGCTTCAGTTCATCGAGACACGAGCATTCTCAGTTGAAGACGTTGCACGCTGGTTCAATGCACCGACTTCTCTTCTGCACTCTCACATGGGCAGCAAGAGTTCTTCCGACGACGTAGGACAACTAATTCACCTGTTCATTCAAACTGGCTTGCATCCATTCATCAGCAGTCTTGGAAGGCAGATCAGAAATGAGTTATTGCCCCTCGGCTCACAACTCCAATACAGTTTCGAATTCAACCTTATCTATCTATTCCGTACCATCATCAATGAATTCTCGCAAGCATTGCGAAACTTCTTTGAAATTGGAGTTATGGACAGAACAGAGATTGCGAATCTATTGGGAATGCAGGTAGACCCCTCTGACAAGAACAACAGTCTTCGTTACGTACCTGCTAACTTGATGACAGTGGAACACAGCATAGCTCTGAAAGACAAAGCTCTGCTTGCCAATGAAATGATGACACAGCAGGTTACCAAGCTGACGCTGGATAATGAAAATTACATGTCTCCAAAAGAGACAATGGAACTTCAGGCTACACAAGCTCAGGCCGAAGCAGATGCTAAGGTTCCTACTGACAGTCAGGATAAGAGTCCTGATGATCAGAACTTGGATAAGAAACGACGTGTCACACAGAATGCTTTCAATGCTGTGGTCAAAGGTCTTCAGGACTACGAATCAAAGGTTCGTAACCAGAAGTCTGAGAAATACTCAGCAGACGAACTCGAAGCCTCTATGTCCGAATTCCGTAAAGGTAAGTTCACAGACACGTTGTTCAACACGTTCAACGATTGGCTTCCAATCCTGAACGAAGTCAGTCCGTTCTCCACACTAAACGATCTGGTAGACGCTTGGATGTCAACGGATCACATTTCATTTCTCAGTAAACTACCAGAGGCATAACATGCAGACATACATTCTCAATCGAGACGTAAAGAACAATGTACAGACGGTTGTCAACGTCGATGGTCAAACCATTGAGCTTTACGACTACATTCTTGGTGAACGATGGTACGAAGATCAAGCGGGTATCACAGCTAACGAATTCATTACAGCTTTGAATTCGATGAAAGGCGACATCACTGTTCGTATCAACTCTCGTGGTGGTGAAGTCGGAAATGCTCTGGCCATATACCAGCGTCTACGCGAGCACACAGGCGAGGTTCATTGTGTGGTTGATGGTTACGCCTATTCTTGTGCCGCATGGGTCTTGCTGGCAGGAGATAAGCGTACAATCAATACAGGTGGTCTGGTCATGGTCCACAACCCAATGATCTTCCCAATGCTTAACAAAGAATCAGACTTTGATAATGCTAAAGCTCAATGGACAGCACACAGAGACGCTATTAACAGCATCATCACTGAACGGACAGGTCTGAAGTCTGAAGAAGTGAAGAACATGATGGAGAATGAAACCTTTATGACAGCCAATCAGGCTATAGCCAATAATTTCTGCACAGCAGTTCAGGACGGCACAAAAACTCTTTCTGCTTCAGTGCGAAATGCCATGCCAAAAGAAGTTATAAACACACTTCCTGAAGTCGTTGACTGTTCAGATTTGCATTTGAGGGCACTCCAGCTTCGTGCTAACGCTCTCAGATAATTATTTGACACGTTAGCTTCCTGTGTTAAACTACGTCCTACGGCTAAAAGCAAAGCACAATACGCCGAAAGCTCAATAGTAATTCTCAATTTCCAATAGGGGTCAACAATGCTACGAACCAAGGAACAATTCGCAAAGATGTCATTCAACGAGCTTAAAGACGCTCGGACAACTTTGACGCCAATCATCAACAGCTACTCTGCACGAGTTCAGGATGGCACGAAGCCTCTGAACACAGAGGAACGAGAACTGTTCAACGTCGCTGTAACAGAAATGGAACTGATCAACGAAGCCATTTCCGCAAGTGACGGTGGACTTGTTGAACGCGGAAGTGTTGCAACTATGGCAGGTAATGCTGCTAATGTTGCAAACGTGTTCAACACGCTGACAGGTAACGTACATGTGAAGCCTAACCACGAGAACGATGCTCGTTTTGGTTATGCTCCAGATGAACAGGGCGGAGGTCGTGAATTCCTGTATGACGTTGCCAACGCATACAAAGAAGGTCTCAACCCAGAAAAAATCAATACTCGACTTCGTTCTGTTATCATCAACGCAGTCGGTGACGACGAGTATGCTCGTGGTAATTGGGGATCTGCTGGTGTTCTGATTCCAGATGCGATGATCAATCGTATCCTGTCTCTCACACCAGAAGCTGACTTCCTGACCCCTCGCATGACTTCAATTCCGATGGCAACACCATCTATCTCGATTCCTGCACGAGTGGACAAGAACCATTCAACCAGTGTTACAGGTGGTACACGAGTCTATCGTACCTCTGAAACACGAACAGCCGACAAGACCAAAGACGTATTCGAACTTGTCAAACTGGAAGCAACAGAAATTGTTGGTGAGGCCGCTGCCACTAACATGCTGATGCGATACAGTCCGATCAGTATTCCAGCACTCATTGAATCCTCAATGCGTCTGGCTGCTGTTGACAAACGTATCGACGAACTGATCAATGGTCAGGGTAACGGTACTCCGCTCGGCTTCCTGAACGCTTCCAATCTGTCTCTGATCTCTGTGGATCGAACCACAGGTCAGGCAGACACAACGATTGTCAGTGGTCGTGACATTGTTCGTATGACTCAGCGAGTCTGGGGTTACGACAATGCCATCTGGATTGCCAACCACGACATGTACGAAATCCTGTCTCTTGTTTGTCACGAAAGTCCAAACAACGCAGGTATCGTCAAGATGTTCAGCCCTCTCACTGAGGGTGCTGGTCCTACTCTGTGGGGTCGTCCGATCTTCTTCACTGAGTACGCTCCGGGTATCACCAGCGGTCAGGACGGTAGCCAGATTAGCGAATGGTCTTCTGGTATGCTGTCTTGTGTGAACATGTCTCAGTATCTGTACGGTCAACTCTACACAGAGTTCAACCGCTCAGTACATGTTCGCTTCTCTGAACGTGAAGAAGTATTCCAGTTCGTCACCAGTGACGATGCTCGCCCATGGTGGAAGACCTATCTCACACCAAAGAAGGGTGTCACCACACGCAGCCCATTCGTTACTCTGACCAACACAGACGTATCAGGCTAATAGCTGATTCCAGAGTTTGACCGTTCTCTCAAAACGGTCATCTTTCTCTTCAACAATTTCCATAAGGAATCTCGAATATGACTCTTCGTTACAATCATTTAGGCTCTGCCTTTTACATTGAACCGCTCGGTGACATCACACTGACAGCAGGTCCAGATACACTGAAACGTATCAACCTGATTACCTTCGGTCAGATCAAGCGAGCAACCCTCGTAATCAATGCTGCCACTCTCACAGGTGCCGCAACTGTAATTGCCTACATCGGCACTACCGGCACGGGTGGTACCGATACAGCAATCGCCACAATCACATGTCCAATCGTTGCTGCAGCAGCCGGTGATTACACACTGGAAATTCCAGCAGAACTGATTGCACATTACGAAGACCGTAACGGTGGTCCGGGTACAGCTAAGTCTCTGGCGTTCAAGATTGACGGCACAAACACTGATACCATTCAGGCTGCTATCATTGTTGAATGTCTGCATGATTATGTTGACCACACTCCTGCTGACGTTACAGCCACTACGTAATTTGTGGGCTTGTTAAGCCTGCATTTCGCCTGTGTCTGATACTTGGGGCGTCAGACACAGGTTTTTACTTCAGGAAATCTATCATGCCAATGGTCATTGATCGTAGCACAGAATCAGCCATATCAACTTTGTTTGATGCTGACTTTATGAAACGATTGAAACAGTATTTGGGTTTTGATCCAGATACACCAGCCGATGATATTCCTGTTGATGTTGATGACCTGCTGCGACAAGCAATAGGCACTTGTGAGACAGAACAGTGGAGATTCATCCTTCCCAAGAAGGTTACACTGTACCTGCCTTACGAAGCATTCTGTGATTGGGATAAGATGGTGTTTTTACCGTTCGGACCAATCGTTGCTCCAGTCAGTGGTAACTACATTCGAACATTCACATTCATTGACAATGATGACACAACCCAGACGGTAACACAGACAACCATTAGACGTTACGAAGGTGAACCTATTCGTCTGTGGTGCGATGATTGGGATGCTTTGCTTCCGAACATCAAACAGATTGATCCTTACCCCGTAACAGTTTCGTACTATGCTGGTTACACAGCGTACAACCAGATACCTTTCACAACGATCAATGCTTTGAAGATTCTGTGTTACCACTACAACACATTTAGAGAAGGCATTGACGGAACGAGCACAGGACTCCCACAAGCTTACATTTCAAATCGTGATCATGCTCTGCTGAACAACTACAGAGCTATTCGTTACGTAGCTGACGATTGGAATAAGGTAGCTAGTCGATGAAACGGAAAGAACGTCCTAACCTGACAAGACGTTGCCGGTTCTACAAGTACGGTACGACGCTGAAAGACTCAGAACCTGTAACCAATGTGTATGGTGAGTTAGAACAAAGCTTCTCGTTAGTCGCTGTAGGGCTGTTTGCAAAAGAAAAACCATACAGAGCTAACGAAGCCGAAGAAGGTGACAGAACGATAGGTGAACAGCGTCACACGCTCACAGGACGCTACACTACTTCTCTCAGTAATGTCTCAGCGACGTTGTATTGTTACATTCTGTCAGAACGTAAGTTATACGCTGTGAGTGGTAATGCCACAGACCCTTACGGTGATAAACAATGGATCTGGATTGATATTGTTGACAACGTGACACAAGACATAGTGTCGAAGTTTCCGGGAGCCAAGTTGTGAGCAATACAATAAAACTCACAATACCACCTTCATTGCGTGGTGTAGTCGAAGCTCTCAGCAGAGAATCAATTCCGGCAATCAGAGCAGCTATGCGGGCTGCTATGTCTCCAGCAAGAGCACATATGAAAGCTCTTGTGAATACAGACACAATGCAAAGTGATCAGAGCACAGGAGCAACCTACCGATCTGTCACAAGCAAGAGCGGACAAAGTAAGAAGAATCGAAATGTCTTTTACGCAATGGTAGGTGTGTCTCGCAGAACAGCAGAAGAACATTATCTGCCGGGACATCCAGCGAGCAAGAATCAACGTCTGTCTCTGAAACAAGGTAAAGCAACAGGTAGAGGCTTATACGCTTTGCAGGCTAAGTACAAGAAGAACAAACGAAGTCCTCAGAAGTCATTGATCAAAACCAAACAGGTATTCTCTCGCATCAAACATTTGTCTCTCAGTAAAAATGATAAGGCAAGAGGTTTCATTCGAAGAGTACCTAACAAGTATTTCCATCTGATTGAACGTGGATTTACACACAGAGCAGGCATAGCTGTACCCGGCTACAATTGGCGAACAAGAACAGCTAACGCCACAAGAGACGAAGTGCTAAGCATCTTCAAAGAGCGTTTGAAAATATCCCTAACCGTTGCTATAATTAAGCACATGCACAGGGCAGCACAGTGACCCCACACAACCTAAGAAAATGTCTTACTTCTTTGTTTGGCACAGTTGATGTACCAAGCTACTACATTGATGAATGTCCACCGTTCGCTGATGTACCCAACAAGAATGGTTTCTTTGTTTGGGACACAGAAGACCACACGTTCTTGGAATGTTCTGAAGGTCTTGGTTACTCCGGTGTAGTTGGATCAACAAACACAGACAATTGGATAACATGTAATTTCCAACTAGAAGTTACATGCTACAGCAACAGATTTGCTACACGAGCTTCAACGTCTCAACTCATATTCAATCTGCTCTATCCTATCGTCTCTGGTGTTCGAACCCCACTTAGAGGATTGGCGATTACTAACGGGTTCATTCATCATGTTCATCATATTTCTACTACGGAATTTGATGTACAGAAAACAGCACAATCAACACCAGAAATGTCGGCAGCGGTGCTGACTTTTGAATGTTCATTTTCAGTGAAGGAAATCTAATATGGCCAGAGACGCTGCAAGAATCCGTTTACAATTGCCTCTGATCGACGATGTTGGTGATGGTACACCAACTACCTCTACGGACACTTACGTGTGCGTAACGGGTAATTGTTCGTGGTCAGGATTCAGTCGTGAGTCTGTTCGTTCTGACTGTTCAGAAACTTCTCTCGACGCATGGGGTAACTTGGTTGCCACATACATCGGTGGTAAAGAAATTGAACTCGGTGAGTTCAGTTGTGATGTAGACTTCTCTCCTGACGTTGCTACAACAGCCGGTGGTCGTCTGTACGCAGCTTTCAAGAGTGGTCTGGTCGGTGACTATAAGCTGAAGTACCCTGCTGCTGTGGGCGAAACCACAGGTCCAATTCTGACTCTCTCTGCTTGTGTAACCAAGTTCACACCAATGACACCAATCATGGGTAAAGGTGATGAATCTCGGTCACGAGCAAGTATCACTCTCAAAATCAGTGCTCTTACAATCACTGCTGCTGTGTAATCCTCTGTTAGCTCGAAGGTAGCCCCACAATGTCCGACATGTTCAAATCTATGTTTGTTGTTGAGCCTATCAATGACAATCTTTGCCTCAGGGAACCCTCTACGGGTGTGTTTACATTAGCTCAACGAAAAGTAAAGCTAATCACAGACGCAGAGGGCAACTATCCTGTCAACCTTTGGTACACAATCTACGTGCTCGCCTGTATTCACGAATACAAAAATAATGAATGCTGCGAGCCTGTAGCTTCCATCTTCTACAGAAGCTTCAAGAAAGATGATGCTCTGCCTGTCTCCACGGTGGAACACATCTTCTCGACAGTTTCTGATGAAGAGTTTGTACCGTTCCTCGAAGAAGTAGCAGCCGCAATTCCTTTGCACAAAATGCGTCATTGGTTCAAACTAATCAATGACAAACTCATTCTCACTGAGGAAGCAAAGGAAGTAGCAAAAAACGACTAAACCCCAACAGTGCTGATTGGTTCGTAATGCACCTGTCAACACGTTGGGGTAAACCGTCATACGAGATAGAGGCTATGCCTGCCTCTGAATTTCAACGTCAGAAAATATATTGGGAAGCTCACTCATGGGGAATGCAAGATGATCTTGCTGCTATGGTAGCTTCCCAATTGCACGCACACAGAACTCATTCTGCACCAACTTCGGCAAGAACAATCAAAGAGATTGCTGTAGACCAGTGCAAATACAAACCGTTCGTTATCGAAGACGCAATGTCTATTCGTAACGCAACATTGCCGATGTTCGAAGAATTTGACAGGAGTCGTAGAAATGGCTGAGTCTATCCATGATTGGGCAGTTAAGCTTGGAATGCTTCGTGATGAAGCAAGCTTCTCTGCTGGAGAAAAACTCATGGAGAACTTCACACAGTCTGTTATCAGAAATGACAACAGAGTTAAGCAGTCTGCTAAAGAACGTGCTGACGCTGAAAAGCAGGCACGCTTAATGGCAGAAGGCGAGAAGATCAGACAGGCCAATCTGACTCCTATGGCGTCAGCTAATGAATCAACGATTCGTTCTATGGAGCGATTAGACGAATTGTTTGTGCAGAACGCCATATCTGTTGATCTGTGGGAAAAAGAACTCAACAAAGCTTATCAGACTTTCCTGAAGCTCGAAGCTGCCGAAGAGTCTAGGTTGAGTCAGGCCGGAATGCAGATTCAATCTGCCGGTGCTGAAGCTGAAGTTGAGCGAGCACAGACATTAGCTGATCTGAAAGCTGATATTCTTGAGCGTTCAGCAGAGAAGGAAAGAATACACCAAGCTAGACTCTCTCAAGAGTATGCCACAACTATTCAGATGCGTAAAGAGCAGGAGCAGTCTTACGAATCTGATATGGCTGCTATGCGTGATTTCTATCGTCAGCAGGAAGTTGAAGGCGTAAGACAAGCCAAAACAAACAAACTCGCCGCAGAAGAAATAGCAGAACGTCGTTTAGCTGCTCGTATTTCCGGCTACAACAGTCAGCAACGCCGAGACGCAGCCAGAACACGAGCAGAAGAAGTTCGTTTAGCCTCAGAAGCAGCCAAAGCTAAGCTGCTGATTGATGGGCAGTACGAGCAGGAAACCCGTAGACTGATGATGGCACGTAATTCCTACAATGCCACACAGGACGAAGCGAACAGCCTATTACGTAGGTACGGCAACATAGCCGAAGATGCTGCTGCCGATATTCAACGTCTTAACGCAATGCACGAAGCGGGCATTATATCTACAGAAAGACACGGTGTAGCTGTTGCTGAAGCCACACGACGTATGAATTCTATGCGTGGCGGTGCTGGTAACATCGGTTACGCTATCGGTGAACTTGCTCGTGGTGCTGAAGACTTCATCACAGTTATGTCTATGACAGGCTTCAAAGCCGAGTCGATAGGTATGGCTATGCGTGGTGCTGGTAACAATATTAGTCAAGCTGCTAATCTTATGGCTGGACCTTTAACAGGGGCTGTCATAGGTGTCGGTGCTATTCTTGGTGGACAGTTCTTATCGTCTTGGTTGTCGGCAGGTAAAGAGGTCGACAAGTTCAACACCTATCTTGAACGAACAACTTACCTTCTGTCTCAGATAGCAAAAGGTGCTACAAGAGATTTGGAAGTTAAGTTTGCTAAAGAAGATTTAGCAGATTCAAATTTTGATCAGAACGCAAAAGACATCAAAGCTGCAACTCGTGATATCGAACGCATGAACGCCGCAATAAAAGAGAGCGAAGCTGATGTTACAGCATTTATTGCCACAATTGTGAATAAGGCTCTCGGTGGAGACATAAAGAAAAGTATTGATAAGGTATTCGAGCAGTTAGATAAATTTTCTGATCCAGTTGTAGTTGATAAATTTCGACGGAAATTTGACCAAATTCAAACCACTTTGGCTGGTTCCATCGCTGATGGGTTAGACCCTGATGCAGCATTCAGAGCCTACACAGAGCGAATGCAGATTCTTGCTGCCGAAGTGGACGCACAACAAAGACAAGATCTACCGAGAGCGGCAGGCGAAGAAACCGCCAATGTTTTATTTCCCATGGAGGAAGTCGTTAAGGAAATAACATCACTAAAGGAAATCAATGAACTTAATCAGGAAGGTCTGAACAGAGTTCGTAACCTGTTGGAAGTCAAAAAAGATCTAACCGCTCAGGAACAAAAACTGAAAGATATGCTTGAAGCTCAGGAAGGTCTTGGACGCAAAATGGTAGCAGAACAGATTGCTGCCAATTTGAAAGAGTCTGAGACAGCTTACGATGCTCTGCGGGTAGGAGCAGATAATCTAAAGCTGAAGTCTGAAGAACTTCTGATGATGTCTAAACTTACAGAGCAAGAAAAGCTTGCATATGAGTTTGCAAAACGTCGGGCAGAGATAATGGAATCAGGTGTAGCTGCTCCTGATGCTCTTGAAGACATATTCAAGACAGAAATGGAAGCCAAGATCAATGAGTTAACGCTGAAGAATGCAGACTTCACCAAACAGTGGGAGTCTTCCGCTCCAACTATGGCAGTCAGTACAGCTACTAAGGCTCAAGCATTCGCAGATGCAAACAAAACCATTATGAATGCTTCTGGCGAGACTAAAGACAAAGAACTCATAAAAGAAATGAGGGCTGTTAAAGACGCTATGAAAGCTGTCGAAGAAGTAATACGTAATCCGAATCGTGACCGTGGTGTTATGCTCGTAGAGGTGAAGTAATGGCAATTCAAAAGATTCTTGGATTTTTACGTGATGAACAAGACATCAAGCCCTACTGGAACAGAACAGAGGTAAAAGAAACACTACGTATCATCTCTGATGATGCCACAGACACAGGGTTCGAAATCATATACTACCTGCCGTCCTATGTCTCAGGACCGGGTACAACTGATTTTAATCCAATGCAGGCAACATTCACGATCTACCGTTCGTCTCACCCAACAGCAACCGATTTGGTACTGTTAGAGGCTTACAGTGTTAGACGTGTGCCGAATACAGGTAATGCTTGGGATATAACACTTCTGTACGGCAGTTACATCCCAAACGAATTGGTTGCTTACGGTACAAACTTTCCACCATCGTCATCAGGTGGCAACAGTAATCCGCCACCAGCCCCATCATTCAACCCACTGTCAGCACCCCCTGTTTGGTCTTCATCGTCAGCAATTGTCCAGAAGCAGACGATGACCAAACCGAATGGTAATTTCATTGTACACGAACACGGTAAACTGTTGAACGATCCAATTACATACGAAGAGGTCCACACAACACACACATGGACGTTCAATGTAGATTACCATCAACTTAATTATGTTCAGCAGATAGCTAAATTTGCTGGTATTGTGGGAGCAGCAGGAAACATATTTGGTGAACCAGCACAACGCTGGAAAATGACAGCTTGCTCAGGACAAGAAGCGAGAGAAAGTTACGGTAGTGGTGATCAACGTGTATCTTATCATTACGTCAAAGTCTCGTTGTCGATTGAGTACAATCCTTCAGGATGGGTAGACGACGCTAAACTTATATCAAGAAGCACTCTACAGCTTCTCGATGGTGATTTTATTCCAATTGATATCAACGGTAATGGTGACAGAGCACATGAGCCCTGGCCTCTGTTGCCTGTGGATGGTGGTGGTGATGTTCTTGGTGCCCCTTACGATGCCCTAAATCCGAATGCCTTTGCTGTGTTGGATACCGGCTATCCCGTAACTGGTAATCTAATCGGATTAATTAATGCGTACAGTCTGGAGATACCATGAGCAAAGAATTTGGTGTCTTCAGCGTAAACGATGCTAAAGAGATTAAGCGTCGTGTACTGAGTGGTAATAGAACTTCTTTACCTTCAGTAAACAGTGGTGAGCAGCTTGAGAACAGATATTTTGGTGTGTTGAATGAGGATTTGTCTGCTGCTGCTAATCCTCTAACCGACCCAGAGACAGCACAAGTTCGTATAATTCGTTATCTATCACGTAAAGATAGAACAATGGAACTTGTTCCCGGAGACAGTGGTCTGATCACAATTGTTCATCGTTGCAGTGAGATTGAGTACGAACGTGGAACATTCGTTGTGATAGATCGAATGCAGGACGAATGGTATATCTCAGGCAGTGATTGTAACGCCAACGATGATTTGATTGAAGCTTTAGACGAACTGGATGGTTAAAATGCAATTGGGACGATGTTGTAAATGTGGCAAGACCATCTGTGAAGGTTATTGGTTACGTAACTGTGTTATAGAGTCGGTAACACTTGATGATATAGGTTTAGAGGAAGTTGCGTGGACATTAAAAGCAACCACAAACGGTATTAACTACTACTCTATATCTGACCATGGAGCGAATTGGGACTTAGGCACAAAAAAACTCGCTTACGGTGTGCGGTATAACACTTTTATGCCAACATCTAATAATCAACAATGGTGGAACACATGGAACAGATCATTTTCATCAAGCGGAGGTACTGTTTCGACTGAGTATACGGCTGACAGTCAGATACAAATTTATTATCCTAACATGGGAGGTTTCAAAAGTGAATACGGTGGTAGTCTGCGTCCACCAAATTTTGGTAACAACACAAATCTTGTCCATACCTCTCCTGATTTGGTAGCTAACGGTTGTTTTACTGAAACATGCCATAGACGCAATCACGCAACAACAAGACCCATAACACAGATTGTTGTCCCCTACAGTAAAGGTTTAACTTCTCCGGGATCATCATGGAGTGATTTTGCAGTAAGACCTCTTTACTTCAGATTTTTAGCTGATAATGAGCCTGTATCTGATGTATTGTCGCTTATTGATCCTGACAACAATAGAAACTTCAGACCAACCAGCGACATAACTAAAACCAACTGGTATGGTGTTGGTAATGGTAGTTTGTTGTATGAGAATATTGATACAGACAGTAATGATACTGACTATAATTGGTGTGAATCCGGTGTAAGAACTATTTCACATGGGCTATCCAATGCGGATACCGTTTTGCCTTTCGATAGAACAGGTTACAAACTGCACCTAAGATTAGCCAGATGCACCAACACAGGCGGTATACCAGGATCAGGAGACCCCGGTAACTCATTAAATGTGACTGTCACTATCGGTAATGCTGCCACCGTTCGGGCTTCCTTTACTTTCACAGTTGCAGCAGATGTAACCAACTACGTCCTCGATTTATCAGATTACGAATGTGTTACCATCAACAGTCTTACCAACTTACGTGTATCCTGTGTGACATCAGATTCTGGAGGCAGCGGTGGTGCCCAAAGAGGACTTGCTATCTTCTCCGTAAAATTTACTGTCAATACAAACACAAGCGAACCCCAATACCCATTCGCTCACATTGGTTCAAACGCAGAAACAGTTTTGAATGCTTTTGCTGTGGCAGAGTCTCAACAGCTATACTACCTACAGAAGAACAAAAAGTTTGGATTAGACGTTTGGTATGAACTATTAAAACAAAGCACAGGAACTTCTCAGATAGCTACAGGTGCTTACAGCACTATGCAGGGTAGTGAGAGTGGTTCCGCAGGTGCTATAGGTGTTAAGTTAGAGTACGCTCCAGCCTTCGATATGGAAAAACACTCACTCAAGTTGACATTTGTAGGTGGCGTTTACCGACCTTGGAACTGTCAAGGTGACGTGTTGTATCTCTACAAACAATCAACTTTTGGTGCTTGGGTTCCCGGTACAGAAATAAAAAACGAAGCAAAAATTAACTATACCAATACGGAAATGCCATCTTTTGCTTCACAAAAATCTGCAAACGAAGGGTTGTACATTGATGTCGAAACCGATCTGGTTCAATTGTCATGGTCGTCAGAAGTTCCTATTTTGATTTTTGCGTACCGACAATTTGTACCAGAAGATACAGAAAATAGAAGTATAAACTACTGGTACGATAATACACCAGACGGGCCGTATCCAACCGCTTATCACTATCTGCAAAACTCTCCAAGCGGTTTCTGGAATGTTAATTACCACAAATTTGTATTGTCTACGCCCGCTAAAATTTCCAACAATGATCCATTCGTAGCTGAAGCTGTACCTGACGGTTTTCCTGATTACATAATTGTCGAAAAAGTCAGAAGAACAGAACAAATTGTTGTTGTGGTTACAAAGAACGCATCAGGTTTCCCCTACACCACATGGACATCACCACCCGAAACGTTAGGTGTAACAGAATTTATAATTGAGTGTTGGGGAGCAGGTGGTGGTGGTGCGGGTTGGACATACAACCCACCGGAAGGACCAAACCCACAAGGTTTACCCGGAGCAGGTGGTGGTGGTGCGTACAGCAGGAGTGTATTATCATTATCTCCATCCACAAACTACAGACTGTACATAGGTAATGGTGGAGCTTGTGGTGATGTTGGATTAGGTGGAGCATTAGGACAAGACGGGAACGACGGAGAAGAAACATCATTCAGGTACGGAACCGAAGTTTTAGTGTCCGCTGCCGGCGGAGAGAGAGGATACGCAACTTCTGTCGGTAGTACAGGTGCGAGTGGTGTTGGCGGTAGTGCGGCAAACTGTGTTGGTAGTGTGAAATTCTCAGGCGGTAGCGGTGTGTCATCTGTGAAATTTGGTACGATTGTTTATCCGGGCGTAGGTGGTAACAGTGCGGGTTGGGAAGCAAACGGTAACAATGCTTACCTAAGCGGAAGTGGTTTACCAGCAGTACCACAGATTGTTAAACACGGAGGCGTAAGCCGCGTCGGTTTGTTATATGGGCAAGCAAATATAATAGGACCGGGCAGTGGAGGTATCGGTTATCGCGGTTTAACAACAGGAGCTACAAACATGCCCTCGGGTGTAAGTGGTATGATAAGGATCAGTTATACATTCAAAACAAACGTGTAACACCTGAATGTGTGTTACACGTTTGTTCACACAAATGTCTCACACCTTTCCTGTCTTTTCCGGCACCAACACATACACAAGCTTATGGATAGCTCGTGTCACTGCCACAAACTTCAGATTCCATTCCTGCTTCTTTGCTTCTTCAGTTTTGGCTAAAGGGTGTGGTACATTACGTGGATTGTAGAAATACACTCTATCTGCTTCCAACCCTTTAGCCCTGTGGATACTACTGAGTCTGATTGTACCTTTCTCCACGTCATTAAAGATTTGCTGAATAAAACTCAAAACTTCAGCAGATGTCTTACAGTTGGTAGCGATGGTGCAGATACAGTCAGCCTGATCACCAATTGCAATCTGACGACTCTCGGTGTCGTACTTCTTTGTCTGCAACAGTTTGATCTGGTGGTCTCTCCAATCTACCACAAGCTGACACAGCGTTACAGCGTCAACAGTCTGTTTGTCTGTCAACTTGTTGATCAGTCGCACAAGTCCTGTTCCGATGTTCCTGCCCACAACCTGAACAGGCTTGTTGGCTTTCACAAGCTTCCAAGCTATCTGCATCAGTGGAGCATTGACACGACTAACTAGCATATCACCAACCTGCAGATCCATATCAGCAGCTTCAATGTGAC